GTGTCGGAGTGAGTAGGAGTGCCAGCCGGCCCGCCGGGGGCGGGGGCGGCCCCCCCAGTTCCCCTATCCCAACATTTCTATGATCTCAGTCACTCACCTCACTCTCCGTCAGCTGGGCAATTCTCCGGTCAAGGTACTGGCGGGCCTTGCGCAGGTCCTCCAGACGCTTCCCCTCGCCGCCCTTACGGCCCTGCCGCAGCAGGTACTTGCCGCAGTTCCACAGCAGCGGGTCGGAGGGGAAGGCGGCGTCCAGCACGTCCCACGACTCGACGTTGGCCGCGTCGCTCAGTCCGAGCGCGGTGAGCGACTGCCCCAGCCAGGTGTAGTGCTCCGGGGACCTGACGGCCTCGCTCGCCGTCATCGTCGGTGCAGGAGGCTCCTCGGTCAGGGGGTCCGAGTAGTTCCACACCGCCAGGGAGTTCCTAACGAAGGGGCGGGCGCTGAGGGGCCTGTCTGCGTAGTACCGGGTCCGCAGCTCCTCGGGAACGTACAGGGTCAGGTCGAACAGGCCCTCAGGGTCCTGGGAGGGGTCCTCCAGACCATGGGGAGCGGTGGCCGATGACCAGAACAGGGTTCGGGTCAGGACGACCTCGCGCAGGGCCGAGTCACGCTCCAGGGCCTCGACGTACTCCTCCGGGAGCGTGAGCTGGACGTTAGGGACCAGCCCGCCCCACACCTCGAGACAGGCCCCGTTGCCGAGGTAGATCTCGACGCTCGGGTCTCTATCCGGGAAGTCCTTAAGGTCGAAGACGAAGTCCCCGTCCTCCAAGAGGATCCTCCCACCTCCGGCGCGCAGGGCCTCTCTGTACGCGGTCTTGAGAGGTGAGTCGGACCTCACCAGGTAGTCGAACTCGGAGTAGCGGCTCATCAGACGACCTTTCGGGTGGATGTGGTGTTCGGGATTTTCATAGCGCTCTCCGCACGGTCGCGAAGGGTCTCGCCCAGGGCGACTATCGGGAGTCCCGCGGCCAGGGCGACGGCGGTAGCAGTCAGGGAGGCGATCATGCGACCACCCCGTCCCGGGCGCCCATCCACGTCGTCACGGCCTCAAGGGCGGACGCGCCGAACGTCGCGGGGATCGTCATGCCGGCCGGGTAGACGCCCCAGCACCGCTGTCCGCAGCGCTTCAGCTGGGCGACGGTCTGCCCGTTCTCATAGACAAGGCACTCGGAGGCCTCGTGCAGGGTATCCGCGTCGAGCGGCTTGATTCGCGCCTGAGGGTGATGGAAGACGCGGGTCCAGGTGGTCTTTGTAGGTGAGATCTCGGTGCTCATGATTCCTCGCTAGGTGGTAGGGCTGCGGGCTTGACCTAAGCGTATGCCGTCATACGTCCCAGGGCAAGCCCGCAGCGGTCAGAACAGTGTGGGCTGCGTCTCCCCGTCCCCGAACCGCGGGGGCTTGCGCTTCCACTGGCCGAGCACGCGGTCCACGGTCTGGCGGGTCATTCCGGAAACCTCACTCAGGACCGACTTCGACACGCCTCGCGAGTAGGCGGCCAGGACCTCCTGCTGGAGGGCTGCGCGGGCCAGCTTCGCGTCCCGGCGGGCCTTCCGGTCGAGGCGCGCGGCCTCCTCCAGCGGATCGTCGATCGCGGGGGCAGGCTCCAGGTCCTCGGTCTGCGGGGTCGGGAGGCGCTGCTCCAGGGCGTGGGCGTGCTCCTGAGAGTCCTCCAGGGCCTTGGCCTGCTGGACGGTCAGCGAGAGCAGCTTGCGAAGGTCCCCGGCCATCGCGCGCTCGGCGTCGATCCCGAAAGATCCTCGGTAGCCCTTGCCGCTGGCCCAGCCTTCCAGGAGCCTGGGCAGGTCTGCAACGTCGTTGATGGATGTCATAGGTGTCTCCTATAGGTTCAGTCGTCCAGGTAACGGGTAGCCCAGGCCAGGGCCAGGGCAATGACCTGAATCACCTCGGACTCCAGGTCCGAACCGTGACCGGTCTCGGCCTCGTTGTCGTAGGTCAGGCAGGCCGCGACCTCGCCGATCTCCTCCACGAGGGCGAACAGGCGGGTCTCGTCGGTGTGGCCGTCACACTCCAGCGTCATTCCGGGGTGCTTCTTAGCGGCTCGGATGTACTCCTCCCGCGCGATAGTGAGGACGTCGGTCTCCTCAGGCAGGAGGTTCGACGCCGCGCGGGCGATCTTCCACAGCCACTCCCGGACCGTATCCCGGCTGACGACGGCGGCGTCCGGCAGTAGGGCCGCGTAGTGCAGCATCCATACGACCTCACGGCTGGGGGACGGATTCTCAGGCGGGATGGTCCAGCCGTGGAACTTCTTGAACCCCTCCACCCACACCCTGGTCATGCGGGTACAGGTAGGCGCCCCCTCAGGGACGGGGACCGCGGCGCGCTCCAGGACTCGGCCCAGCTCGGAAGCCTCGCCCTCGCGGTAGGTAAGCAGATAGGCGTCCTGGAGAGCCCTCTTCAGCTCCTCCACACGTCTCTGAGCCGCCTGGAGCACGGCTCCCGGGCAGTTGTTATATGGTGACGTCACTGTGTCTCCTAACGTAGTTGGGGTGGACGTATGAAATCATACACCCACCCCACAGGAGATGCGAGCCGTCAGAACCTGGGAATCGTGCCCGCCATTGAGAGACCGCTCACAGCGCGGCGGATTGTCCCCCTCGGCACGAACAGGGACGCCTGTCCAGCGTCGCGCAGGCCGAGCAGTCCCATGCTCAGGGCGTCCACCTGGTCATCGTGACGGCCCGACGGGAACGCCCGCATCTCGGAGATGAGCTCGTTCACCCAACCATTGCCGGGGTCCGACGGGTGCGGCAGATAGACGTTCCCGGACTCGATCTCCGGCGTCACGGCGCGGGCCCGGACCTCCTTGGACGAGCGCGGCTTGATCGGCCTGATGCCAGCCACCTTCTTGCGAAGCACGTCGATGGCCGCCGTACCGTTGGCCGCGTCCTCGACCAGGCGCTGATGGACGAACGAGCCGCCGGGGCTGGCCTTGTCATCCAGGTCTCCGGCGTTGCACCAGCGCAGCATCTTCTCCAAGGTCTGCGTGAAGGACCACTGCCCGCGCTGCTGGGCGATGAGGAACCGGTCAGGGCCCTGCCTGCACCAGCGCTGGCCGACGGCGTAGTCCGACGTCGAGCTGCCCTTGAAGGTGAGGTCCCACGAGTCGAGCCACTGCCCGCGCTCCAGGCGCTCTCGCGGCAGGAGGATCACGGAGTCGTCCCCGTCCTTGACCTTGGACGGGTCGGTCGTCCAGAACCTCAGCCAGCCGAGGTTGAAGATCGAGCCGTCGGCCGGCGTCGGGTGCTGCTGGTACAGCGCCTCCCACATATACGAGCCGACGGAGCGCTTCAGGGAGTCCCAGCGCTCCAGCGCCTCCTCGCGGGTCTCCTCCACGAGGGGGCTGTAGAGGGGGTCGCCCGGCTCGCGGCCCAGGGGGTCGTCCTCCTCGGCGATAGCGGGGAATATGACGTTCTCCCACTTGTCGGCGTCGGGGTTCTTGGCCGGGTTCAGCAGGCGGCCGATGAAGTCGTCCTCGTGCCAGCGCGTCGCGATGGCGATGCAGAGGAACGGAGGCTCCAGACGGGTGACGGCGTTGGCCTGCCACCAGTCCCAGATGGCCTCCCGCTTCGCCTCGCTGTGCGCGTCGGCGAAGTCCTTGACCACGTCGTCCATGAGCATGACCTTGAAGCCGAGACCGGTGATCGACTGGCCCGGGGCCGATCGGGAGACGATGCCTCCGCCCCTGGTCGTCTGCCACTCGCTCACGGCTCCCGCGTCGCCGGCGATCTTCAGGCCCCACTTGTCGCCGTCCTCCTCGACGAAGCGGCGGACCTGGCGTCCCCACGCCGTCGCGAGCTGGGGCGAGTGGGAGATAAGGCCGATCTTCCAGTCCGGGTGCTGGCGCAGCAGCCAGATCGGCAGGTTGATCGAGGTCAGCGTGGACTTGCCCATGCGGGGAGGCATGGAGATAGTCATGTACCGGTTCTCGCCGTTCTCGACGGCGCGCACGGCCTCGGCCAGCCGGTCGGAGAGGTACTGGATGTGGGGACGGCCTGCGTATGCCTCGTCGAGCTGCTGTGCGCTCTCCAGCGGGTCGGCCGCCTGACGGTACGTCGGGTCGTGCGGGTAGGGCGATCCGGCGTGGGGGCGCCCGTCGCACGACGGTCGGTCGCACTTAGGCTGGTTCTCCAGCCACGCCTGCCGCTTGATGAGGGCCTCAAGCTCCTCCTCCAGCTGGGCCGGGGTCATCTCCCACGGCTCCATCTGCTTCTTCACCTTAGGCATAAGCATCTCCTATCGCTGATGTGGAATCTCGTATAGATACAGAATACCGCCACCCCTATCCCCAAGGGTGGCGGTATCTCTGCCCCAGTGTCCCAGGTCAACTCTACTGCTCGGCGTCGATCACCTCAACTTCAGCCGGGCCTACGTCGATGAGGCCCTGCTCACGTTTCCGTCTCTCGACCTCGGCGACCAGCTGCTCGATCCTCGACGTCGTGGCCGACGCCGTCATCTCGGCCAGGTTCGAGGAGACCTCGACCTGTATCTTGGCCGAGTCTGCGCCGGCGCCGGCAGCCTCCCTCTCGATGCGCGCCGCGACGTCCATCATCTGGACGATACCGTTCGCGCTCATGCGGGAGATCCGGTCCTCGGTGAGGCTGTCGAGCCACATCTCGGCCTTCTCCAAGGCCTTGCGGCCGAGGGCCCTGTGGCGGTCCCCCATGGCGATCCGGTAGCGGACGAGCTCGTTCGCCTCGTTCTCGGCCATGTGCTTGTCCCAGGCCTCGACCCTCTCCTTCCACGACCACCGGGCCGAATAGGAGTTGCCGTTGGGCGCGTCCCGCACTCGCCGTCGCTCCATGTCCCGATAGGCCTTGAACGACGCGTAGGCGGCCTCGGTCTCGCCGTCCTGCCGCTTCCAGATCGGGCGAGTGTAGTCCAGCGGTGCCGGCTTGCGCGGGGCCGGCGGCTTCGCGGTAGTCACAGCCCCTCCAGCGAGGATCGCCAGTCCTGGGACGGTGCCATGGCCCGATTGACGAGGCCGCGGGCGAGGTCCTGGGCGAAGGCCTCGGAGAACTCCTCGCTCCACCCCTGATCCCGGACCATCTGCGTGCGGATGCCTGCGCAGGTGGCCGTGATGGAGAGGACCGTCTCCCCCGCGATCATGAGTGCGTCTCCGGTATCTGTGGCCGTGCTGTCAGGCTGCTCCGGGATGTCGTCAATCACCTCACTTGCCGCGGTACTCATTGAGCAGATCCTCCTTCTCCTGCTTCTTCATCTGGTCAACCATGATTCGGTAGATGCGGGCCACGGTCTTCGCGTGCCAGCACGACGCGTAGCGGGCGTGCTGGCCGTGCTTGCAAGTGCACGTGAACCGCGGGTAGCCGTGGTCCGACTTCAGGACCACGTGGTGGAAGCGCTTGCCGTCTCGCCCCTTAACCTCCCCGGTGTTCCGGGCCGAGTAGGAGCGGACCCACCAGACGCGAGGATTCACCTCATCCTGGTAGACGGCCCCAGTCCTCCAGGTTTCTCGGGCCGACTTCAGCTGGGCCGGAGTCATCTTCTCCCACTCCAGCTGACGCACGAAGTCGAACTCGGTCTGCGTCAGCCTAGCCCTCGCCACTGAGATCACCTCCTGCCCCTACAACGGGGTACATGCTCGACAGCGTCGAGCCGGTCAGCGCCTCGCGCACCGCCCACTCGGCCTCATCGGCGTCCAGGACCGTGCAGGCGGCGCCGCCAGCGGCGCGAACGCGGCGAATCTGGCGGACCTGCTCGACCGACGTACGGGCCAGGGCGTGGGACCTGGACTCGCCGGGCTTCTGGTGCTTGACCTCCAGGAAGATCAGGCGCCCCTCGATGCAGACGAGCAGGTCGGGGATTCCGGCCTCCATGTAGACCGAGCCGTGCATCTTCCAGGTGACCGAGTTCGGCCAGACCTGCGCGATGCGGCGCCGGATGGCGTCCACGACGCCGCTCTCCTTGCTAGCCATGTCACTCCTTTCTGTCTAAGGGGACGGGCCCCCCCCACGCCGGGC